GAATACATCTGTTCCACAAGTGAGGTGGTGGGAACTAATATCAGGGTCTTTAACCCCATCATATGATAATAACGAACTAACGAGTAGATTATGAGTGATTTGCCCGAAGCAGTAGGACTAACAAGAAGAGCACGATCTCTGGAAATACCGTGATGTACGGCATCAATTTGGTAGTCACGGACTTTAAGAGACTTCCCCCCAGATTTGGGTTTAAGTGACCTGATGAAATCTCTAACAACCTGACGAACAATAACCCGCTCATTTTCAACTCCTTCTTCTAATATATAGTCAATTCCGTTTTTCTGACAAAAGCCCCTGATATACTGAAGCAACCCAACGTATATCTCACCTGTAGCTGGAGAGAATAACCGTATCTTTCCATCCCACATTCGACTGCGATACATTGGCATAAATTTGAAGCCGGGAACCTCAAAGGTAAAGAACTCTGTCAACTCTTGTCGAGTAGAATCTGTCATATCATCTAGGATCAGATAGACTTCATTCTTCTTTGATATACGCATTAGATCATACCAGCTTCAAACTTTTTCCAATCGGTTGCATTACGAATATCCCACCCACGATTGTCGATAGATTTAATCACACCCTTGCAGTAGTCTACGCATGAATCGTAGTACCCAATTTTATTTGAAATTCTAAGAATGTCCTCGTCGGACTGAATGTACATTGTAAGGTCTGTCTTCATAACCCTAATGTCAAACGGTTTTGCAGCGTAAATTTTTGCATCTGCCTTACCACCGTAGTATTCCCACTTCTGACGATATAGGAGTTGATGGTCAGTTTTAGCTTTGACCAAAAGCAATTCAAAGTCTGCCTTGAAGTCCAACCACTTCCGTTTTATCATTTGATTTTTGAAAGATTCCTGATCGATATGTTCTAGATCAGTTATAGGAAGGTCTTCTCTTGCAGTTTTCTTTAGTACTTCTAAATCCATAATTACCTCATAATAAAAAAAGTGAGCAGTTTGGTTTCTCTCTGTGATATTTTGACCCTGATGAGTTCGAACGAGTTGTCACCAGAAATTAAGTCTAAAGATTTGATAAATGTTAAAGCTTACCAAATCTGCTCACTCTTATTTAGACACCCTCAAATTTGTAGATTTGATATTTAAATGATACATCAGCAGTCATATACTCAACATCTGTTGCACCCTGTGTATAATTTAATCCACTAAGTGATATTGGAAATACATTCTGAAAATTTACGTTTAGAATTGGATTGTTTTTATTTGACAGGATCATAAGAAATGCATCTGAGTACATTGCTTTATCTGCTGTTGCATTACCAACAATATCAACTGACGGTGTTGACCCACCAGCGGGTGTGTTTGATGTAATATCTCTATGTTTTCTAAACTCAGACCTATCTGATGGAAATCCATATCCCGTAAGCCAGTTATGTAGAGATTGGTAATTTTCCAGAAACTCATCTACAATAAATGTGATAGTAAGATCGCTGTAAGTGAGTTTATCACCCATGATTGGAATATTATTGAATGGGTTTGCAAAATCTACTGATGCACCCTCAATACCGGGTAGGTTTGCATTTATCGTAAAGAACTCTACCTTTGGTAATTGTTTAATACCAAAACGAAACTGAGTTGGACTAGCATAGTCCAATTGGTCTGGTTGTCTTGCGAGGGGGGATGATGCTGTTGCCATGTATCTATTTATAACAAAAAAAAGGGGGAGCAAGATGCTCCCCCAAGTTTAGTAGGCCCCTTATCTTACATAAGGTTAGCGACTTTAACGCGACGATACCAAGCGTTTGTATTAGCATCCAGTGACGCATCGGTGTTAACCGTGTCAGCGGCAGCAACCGCACCCGCAGCAGCGAATGGGTTAGCAGCAAGACCATAACGGGTCTTGAAACCAATCTTAGGCTGGAAGGAATTCTCACCAACCGCACGAACCATCTGAAGCGGAACGTATGGGCAGTAGAAGAAACCAGCATCATAAGGCGATGTACCCTTATAACCACAAACATAATACTGACTAGCAGCAACATTTGCAGAATACGGATCAACATAGACCTTGAAACGACCATTCATCGTACCAGCGAATGTGGAGGATGTGTCGTCAACCGCGAGGTTGTTATTCAGAGCAGGCGTGTAATCAAGAACACCAGCCATCTGAAGAGCAGAAGCAACGTCAGCCGAAACAATCAGCATGTTACCTTTGCCGCGACGAGTCTGTTGACCAATCGCATTGGCGTCACGTTCAATCTGGAACATAAGACCCTTGAACTTCTCAACCGACCAACGACCATTGGAGTCTGTATCCAAGTCGAATACACCAGCAGTAGTTGTGTTAACCTGAGCACCCTTAACCGCTGTAACATACAGCGAACGGATGACTTCACGATTGATTTCAGCAAGAATTTCTGTCGAAAGAATGTTGCTGAGTTCTGTCTCGGCGTCAAGACCATGAATTGCCTTCAAGTCCTGTGCAAGTTCCATCGTGTACTCAGCTTTGAGTGCGCGAGAAACGGCAGTAACCGTAGACTTCTCAATGGAGAATGCCATTTCAGCGAAAGCGTTCGTACCGCTATCACCAAGTGCTTCAGCCTGCGAACGAGTCATACCTGTTGCAGAAGTATATGTTCCCGCAGAGGCATCATTAAGAACAGCAGGGTTAGTCTCTGTAGCACCAACATCACCACCACCGATTGTACCGGCAGCGTTCTGATTGGAAGTATCAGGAAATGCTTCGTCCATAAGGGCTTCTGCACCGTCCTGTGAGGCGAGCGAGGAACGCATCGCAAAGATAAGTCCAGTTGGACCTGTCATTGGCTGCACACCACAAACGTCATAAGCAATGAGGTTAGGCATTGCACGACGAACCAATGAGATCAAAATCGGATCCCATGTATCCATCTGTCCGCCACCCATGCTGTTGACTGGCGCTGTTTCTGTAAGGAAACCGCGATCCTCACGCATAGCTTTTTCTTGGTTCTCTAGGATGAGAGTAGTAACTGCCCGCTTATAAGAATCCTCAATCCGTGGTAGATCGGGGTGTTCTAGGACTGGCTGCCACTTTTCTTGTAGATGTTCTGTCTGAAACATTAGTTTCTCCTTTATTAATTACATCTGTTTATAATATTATTGGGCACGCTCTTTGTTACGACTGATTGCCGACATATAAGCGTTCATAGCTCCAGTCGTATCAATGTCCTGTGCGGTGCCACCATCTTCATCATCAAAAGTTTGTTCAACAATCGTCTTCGGGAAATAACTTTCCTTCAAGGTGTCGAGTTTTGCTTTGAAGGACTCTTCGTCAACAAAGTCAACATCTTCGGTGAGAGACTTGAACTTTTCAATTTCGGTATCGGTCAACTCTTCGCAAGCTTCAGAGATAACCTGTTCCCGAACTAGACCAGACTTAACAGTAGAAAGAACGATATTCTGTTCCATAACACTATTAACCTTTTCTTCTAGTTCAGCAATTTTGTCAGACTGTGCTTCGAGAACGTCATATTTCTCATCAGGCACGTCAATATAATGATCTTCAAACAACTGTTTCAGTCCAGAGATAAAGTCTTCTGCAATCTCGCCCTTCAAACCGCGCTCAATTGCCAACTCGTTCTCTTTAGTCCATGTCTCTACAACGTAGTTGAGATAAGTATCTACTTTTTCTGTAAGAGCATCAACAGACTCTTCCAGTTTTACTTCAAACTCGTCAGTCATTCCCTCATGAATACGAGAGATTTCTTCACGGGTCTTTGATTTAACAGCAGCCTCAAAGATTGTTGCTGCCTTTTCTTTAAATTCTTCAGAAAGGTCTTCACCCTCTACGAGAGCGTCAACGTCTTCCTTGACATTGATGGACTTGATCTTCTCTTCGATCTCTGCCTTTGCGTCCTCAAGTTTCTTGAGTTCGTCGTTTGCAGCTTCGTCCATTCCATCCATGTCTTCAGCGGGAGACATCATATTCTCATATGCGGCTTTCAGATCGACGGCTTTCATACCTTCCATCTTCTTCATCATCCCAGCTTTAAGCATTTCTTTCGTCATGCGTTTTGCTTCCGTTACAACTTCACCTTCTGGTACATGACCAGCAGCAAGTTTTTGGGGCTTATCAGGTTTCCCTTCACCCTTCTGCTGTGCATCACCACCGATTTCTTTTGCTTTCTTTGTAGCAACGTCTGTTGGTGACTTCTTTGCATCAGGTTCTACTACGGGTTCTCCACCATCTTCGGTTTCGCCACCGGGTGTTACCGCATCAATTTTCTTTTTACCTTCGGCTGGAGTAGCACCCTTTGTCTGGGGGTCACTCGCTTCTTCGAGTTCAGCGAGTACTTCCGCTTCCAACTCTTCGATTGTTTGTTCTAGTTCTGACATAGGGTGTCTCCTTACCTAGTTCTGTTGATTATTTATAAATTAAAGTCTTTTAAGAAACTTAGCAAATGCCAATGCTTCTTTAGTTGCGTTCCTCTGACGTTTCTTAACATCAAACTCTCTCTTCATCTCCATCATTTCCGATTCCAACAACGCACCGTTGTTCCAAACCCACTCTTTACCTTCCATAATACCTTCTACGAAAGCGTTTGGTGCCGAGGGGTCAGCAACAATGTCTGCTGCTGTTGCGAGATAGAAGTCGTCCCGCACATAGTTTGCACCACCTTTTTGATCTAGACTGCCCATTCCCCGTGAGGAAACGCCCAGTTTTGCACCTTCATCCATAAGACTCTTCACAATC